CGGACGGTCCCCTGTATCGTGAAGCAGAAGGGGATCCGGAGGCCGCAACGGGACTGTTTGTCTCCTGGATCGTCGATTCGATCACCAAGGCCCGCGAAACAGCGGAAGCCTACCAACTGTCCAAGAAGATGATCGAGACCATCATCAACGACGCGGCGGAAAAGGAACGCAACAAGATTATTGCCGAGTTTGACCAGTTGGGAGATCTTCGCCAAGTCGAATTGGTGTATAAGCGAAACAAGATCGGGCGATGGAATCGTGGCAACAATCTGTTTGGACTCGACCCTGAAATCTACGAAGCGATGAAACACGACCGCGAAGAGGCGGGTATCCTTGACCCCGCCGATTTAGCCGCGGGTAGCGAGGGACAACGACGAGAACTCATCTACCAATTGAACCAGGGGGGTGCAATGGATGACACTACGACCTTGCGCGCTGGACAAGATGAAGATGAAGGCGGCGTTGGTGATGAATAGTGAATCAAAGAATAGACGATACATGACCCAATGTGGGTCACGTATCAGACGAAGAGAAAGATACGAATAGATGCGATAGAAGATTCCCGGGACCTAGATAGAATGGCTGTCCTTTGGTTTGCCCTAGGTCTATACGTGCTGGGAATCGCCGTGATCTTGTACATTCGGCCTCGCCTCATGTTTCAAGACGATCGTGGTGTCTGGAAAGAGTTTGGACTCGGAACGTCGGACCGGACCTTGTTCCCCTTTTGGTTGTTCACCATCGTCTGGGCCATTAGTTCCTACGCATTGGCCTCCGTGCTGACGACCTTGTTTGCGAAGGTGGCACTACGTTCTTCTTCTTTTTCCTCCTCTTCGTTCTTCCCGAACACCTCGTCCTCCTTCATTCCGATTAGCCAAGTCACACCTACAGCACCGTCAGTGCCGTCAGTGCCGACTGCCCCTTCCGTGATGCCTTCCGTGAACTCTGGAGTTCCCGGATACTATGTCTTGGATACCCTCAGTTCGGGGACTCCCAAATACCTTTACTTTGGAACCACGCCTCCTCACCTGTCCAATCTACCTCGGGTCTAGCACACTCCTGAGAGAGTTCCTCCGATGGCCGTTCCAAACAGAGCCGCCCAGAAGGAATAGTACGAGTAGGCAAGGGACTCAAGAATCGCCGGATCCAAGTCCGGAGGGAGCAATCCACTCACAATGCCCCGAAGGCTCGGAAGAAAGACCACAAGGGCCAGCGTGACCCCCTGAATCGCCAACGAGATGCTGGAATTGATGGCCACCTGCTTCATGTTTTTGACCTCTCCACAACTGGTCTTTTGAATCACGCTGAACGCTGCCAAAGACAACAGATAGGAAATTACAAGAGCACCCAAGACATAGACGACCAGAAGCCGGGTGTCTGTGGAGGGTACCCCGATCACGGTTCCGAGTCCCATAAAGACGCCGAATGGAAGCACTGCCATAATGAGCGCCAGCACCACCATCATCGTGTACAGAACGGATTGATTCATATCTACGATGCCCTTTCAAAAAGATTGTTCCGCGATTCCTTACGGAAGCCCAGAACAATCAAAAATATCGCCTTCCAGCAGAATGGCGACCGTAGACCCCACTGCCATCGAAACGCTCGACGATTGGCTCCTGTTTTACAAGGCCGGTAGCAAGAACCTGAAACTTGACAAGCAAGGAAACTATCTGGTGCTCGACGGCGAGCGAATCGTAAAGATGATTCCGCACTTGCCCAAAGAATCGGACTACGTGACAATCCTTTTGTCTTCCACAAATACGGACCTCCGGGGAGCCGCGGAAGCGAAACGCGATGCTGTACGAACGACGCGTCAAACACTCATCGATGCGGCGCAGAAAGAGTACCTCGAAAAAGAGCAGGAACTGTTGGGTGCCTCGGACACGTGGGAGACGACCAAACGTGGAAACGACGCTGCTGCCAGGCACGCCGCGGCTCTTATTGTCGGAACCTTGACGGTCGAACTTCGCCAAAAGGAAACGGCCCTCCAGGAAGCCCGATACCCGGTGCGGTACGCTCCTCGCCTGAATCGTGATCTTCCACGCAAGGTCATCGACATTGACACACACGACGATCGCGTGATCTCCGTGGCACAACTCATCGTCCAGGAAGTCGCAACGAGCGATCGCGGCGTAGCAGCTCCCGTGCCAGCGATCGCAAACGGTACAGGGACCGCGTAATTATTGAAGAGGATAGGGCTTGATGCGATCCTCCACCTTGTCGCAATTAACCTCCTTCGTGTCGTACTTGAAACAGGTGCCGTTACGGTCTCGGTACACGACGTCCGAGTTCTCGAGGTTGGGGTACTTGGTAATTACCACGGGCGAAGGTTTGAGAATGTAGACGCAAAAAATGCCGGCCATAAGCCCGACCGCAAAGGGAAAGAATTGGAGGTGGTTCAGAAATTTCATTCTAGTGTCCCAAAAGAAAATAGTTGGGATGTGTAGGGAATGTTTGACTTGGAAGGTGTGTTGAAAGTACCGGGTCTGGCAGCGCTCATCAGCCTGGTCGTTGGATTCGGTTTGGCCTGTATGTTTCGTCCTCTCTGTAAAGGCCCGGAGTGCGTTATTGTGCGAGGCCCTCCGATCAGCGACTTGCGAGGATCCGTCTACCAGTTTGGATCCAAGTGTGTAGAATTCACACCGAAACCGGTGGAGTGTCCAAAGAGCAAGGCGGTGACGGTGGTCGATACAGTGACCTTTACGGATTATAATTAGGATCACATCGTTGTGTGAAACACAGCGTTGCGATAAAGCAAACCTTTTACTTTCGATGCTTGCGGGTTTTTCGTTTGGGTCGTTTTCCACCGATCGCCGACAAATTCACTTCATTGGACCAGTGGCCTTTTGAGGAGTTGTTTGTCACAGCTCCTTCTCGCACAGCTTGAAGAGGCCACATGTTGGTAAGCAAGTCCCCTAAAAAGACGTACTGCCCGAACGTCTGTGCTCCTTCGCGATAGAATTGTTTTTTATAATCAAACAGTTTGTATACATAAATACCCGCTGATAGATACACCTTGTTCAATCCAAATGGACCGATTGCGGAAGGGGATGGAAGAAGATTGAGAATGGTCTTGTAGGTTCCTTTGATGCTGGCAAATTCGTCCGGAATCGTATAGACTGCGTAATACAAGTCGAACCGATCCCCTCCTTTGATGAGTTCGATCGATCGCTTGTAAATGTGGAGTCCCATGGTTGTCGTAGATCCTGGAATCGGCATCATCAAGGTACAGACAAAGGCAGAAGGTTCCGAAGATGTGCGAAAGAAAAACTTCATATAGTCAGAGATGACCGATACAATTTTATGGTATATCTCTGTTTTTCCAACATAATAATTCATCTCGTTTTTCGAGATGGACTGGAGCATATCACTCATCGTCTGGAAATAAAAATCCATAGGCTTACGAAGATTTTTCTTAGACACCTTGTAATTCACAAGTTCTTCTTCTATAAACATATCCGGGTGCTTATAGATTCCCCAATAGTTGTCTGGGCCTGTGTAGGAGGGGCGTGCACCGGGTGTAGGGTGAGTGATGAGATAGACTACGCGTTGGAGACCTTCTCCGGGTCGCATCAAGGCAACTAGTGGCAAAAAGACGGGATGGACATATTCTCGTCCCACCCGCTCTACCTCGTCCGCTTTACGAATGCGATTTGTACGACGCATACCGGGCATAGTATTCCAATAGGTTTCCTTGGATTGAATCGCATCTCTTAAGCGTTCGAGTCTTCCGGGATCTTCGGGTACGTCTTCATTCGAAACATAGGAGTGTACGTCTTTCATTTCGACGAGTGCGAGTGTTTGGTAGTGTGATTCAAACAGGCATTGAAGATCCATGTGGATTTGGGTGGTTGTGATGTAGTCGTCCCCTTTTGTCATAGTCCTTTCGAATTTCTTGAACCACGCCAATCTCCAGAGTCCTTCCGAGTTTGATTTATAGGCCGTGTATTTCTGAGTTCCAGACTCGTCGCGAACTTGGTACAAGACACATTCGTGACTAATGATGGAGAAGCGGTTTAGCAAGGTGATTGTGGCGCCGTCGATCGTGAGTTCGGGATTCATTCTACTGGAGACGGTTGATTTTATTTTTTTGGTTTATCATGTGTAGCATTCCAATTCGAATGGGACACATAAATTTAGATAGCCGTAATAGATATATGGCCCGGTCATTGAAACAACAAAAACAACAAAAACAACAAAAACGACGATCGTATAAAAAGCAACGTGGAGGTGCTGTATTTCCGCCCATGGTAGATTTTAAGAATCTTACAGCCGAACTTGTTACAGACCAGTTAGAGGTGCGTAAACAAGCCATGAACGCTATGAAGGATGAACTCTTGAAACTTCCGTTAGAGACACTCACCTTTAAAAACTTTGTATGGCCACAAATTGACATCTTCAACGATAATCCACAAGCCTTGTACTTTGTCATGGCTTCCCATCCAAAGGAAGAGGTGCGTAAAGCATGTAAACGGGCCGAAACAGTTCTCACCACAGAATGGGACGCAATTTGTTTACAATTATTTCCTCAATTTGATCATTATTACAAATTTGTATATGATAAGGAAAAATTCTCATTAGACCAAGAATTTAAGAATTATATAGACTTTCGAATGTCTCATTTTAAAGACCTTGGGACCAATCTTTCACCAACAGAGGCGGCAATGGTGAAACGACTAAAGGATCAAATCCTTGCCAATCAAGACGCCCACGAGTTGGCCAAAAAAGCGTATAAGCCCATACTTGTCTTGCCAGAATCCCAATTGGAAGGTATGGATGCGGATTTTTTAGATAAAAAACGTAAAGAAGATGGAATTCATCTTGATAAGAATGATTATTATGATGTATGGGACTATTGTAAAAATAGAGATGCGCGAAGAAAGACGTATGAAATGTGGTTTAATGTAGATTATCCCAATAATTTAAAATTAGCGGAACAAACATTCTCACTTCGTAAAAGACTTGCCTTGCTCCTAGGGTATAAGAGTTATGCGGATTACGCCGCAAGACGATATATGAATAAATCGTCGGAAAAAGTAAACAAGTACTTGGATGATTTGATAGAAAAATTACGCCCTTTTTATTTAGAAAAATGGAATGAACTGAATGAATTTGCCAGTAAGGAGGGTGTCACAGATTTACGAATATATGATTCGTATTATTATGAGAAACTAATACAAAAAGAACGATCTAGAATTGATGAACAAGCGTTAGAAGCACATTTTCCTATTTTTACAGTTGCCGAGGAGATTTTAAACATTTATAAAGAACTACTTGGATTTGACTTTGTAAAAACAAAGGTCCTGGATGATGTGTTGTGGGATGCGAACATTGTTGTGTACGATGTATGGGAGAATAAACGGATGATTGGAAGGCTCTTTTTAGATCTGTTGCCCCGTGATGGCAAAGATTCGGGGTCTATGATGTCTACCTTTGTAGGAAAATCTTACAAGACCTTGCCCTTCCTAGGAGTCTGTTGTGTCTATTCAAAACCTAATCAGTGCTTGAAACTTGACCAGATCCGAAGTCTCTTTCACGAACTGGGCCACGCTATGCACAATCTGTCTTTGAAATCCTATATAACGAGAAAGAGTGGATTTGAATGGGAATTTGATTTTAACGAAGTTCCGAGCCAAATGTTTGAGCAACTTGCCCATGAACCAGTCATCTTACGCCGTATTTTACAGAAAACCACCGTCAAACCCCCCTCAGAGATAGAGGACATCATAGCAAAAGTCTTACAGGTCAAACAGGATGGAGACATGTCGTGGTACATCACAATTGAAAGAGCAAAATTAGATCTTATGGTTCATTCCGCAGACTATAGTGAGGTATTTTCAGAGGAAGGTCCCAGACCTACAGATGCCCTAATTATAGACGTAAACGTTAAAACATATGGCAAGGATATTGTACCACGTACTCTTGGTACAAACACCTTAGTTAACCGCTTTAGTGAGTGGATTCATCCTATGTTGACACGGTACGCAGGAGGTTTCAACACCTATGTAACCACTTATGGTTATGCTCTAGACTTGTATCAACCCATCCATAAAAATATAGACCATCTTGGAAACATCGGAGACTATGTAAAGTCGACACTTTTATCGCATGGAGGAAGTTTGAACGCCTCTAAGGCGGTAGAACTTTATTTACAACGAGCTGCGACTCCAGCAGAGGCCTTTGCTGCCTTATTTTCAAAACCCGTGATGACAGCACGAAAAAATACACGTAAACTACGACGAATAGGGGGGCAAGCCCCCTTCTGACCCCCCACTACACTTCGCCCTGGATTCTATTGGTGGGGTTGAAGGGGCAGAGCCCCTCTTTAACCCCCACTGTACCCCGCCCTGGATTCTATCGGTGGGGGTCCAAAGGGGGCTTGCCCCCTTGGGCCGAAGGGGGCTTGCCCCCTTGGGGTCGAAGGGGCGGAGCCCCTTGGGGTCTAAGGGGCGGAGCCCCCTTGCGGTTGACCCGCCCCCCCAAATCCTCCCCCCTGACAAACCATGTCCTCCGAAGGTACGTCTCTCGAAGCACTTGAATCTAACGAGATCACAAACAGCGCGGATGCCAGCCGCGTCCAAGCCATCTTACGCGACATGAACGCCTCGGGAGCCGACGTCATGGACGCATCTCAGGGATCCATGCCCCCGATGCCCTCTCTCCATCCAGCCCACACGCTTCCTCCTCCCATCGACTCCAGGCAAATGGAGATGCCTCCCCGGCATATGCCCACTGCAGCCTACATTCCAGTCGAAGAGGACGCCCCCCGAAAACCCTCCCTTGTCAGCGGCCTTGCCGAACGTGTGCGGGACCCTCTTTTTGTGACCCTCCTCATGTTTGTTCTTTCTCTTCCGATGCTTCACACGGCCCTAAACAAACACGCTGCCTGGGCGTTTGCCGTCGGAGGGCAACTCTCCTGGATCGGCTTGATCACTCTGTCCGTCGTTGCGGGACTCCTCTTTGGAATTTATAAAACGACCGTAGATATTTTTGGACTCTAGAGGTAGAGATGGAATCCGTCAGCAAAATCGCCAAATCCATACGTGCCATGATCAAGGTCGACCCCAGTGATGCGTCACCCACCTTTTCCATCACCATTTTTGCGATGGCGAGTCTATACATTGTGTACAGAGGGCAACTCACCACCCTCGGACTTGCCGTGGGGGTAGCCCTGCTCATGTTTGCCCTTCTCCCGAAGCAGATGGATGTGGCCCTTATTGCCGGTGCCCTTGCCGGTCTCCTGGCCACTCACTACTCCCGATCCCGCGAAGGGTTTGCCTCGAACGACGATGACGAGGAGAAGGAACCTTTTGAGGAGGAAGAGAAGAAGGAAACAGAAAACTTTGAAGAAGAGAGCCGTCCTCGCTACGCCAAGAAGAGAAATCCGGCTCCCGACCACGGAAGCCGTGCTGAATTTCTCACACTCGGCAAAAAGTATAAACTTCCTAATGAGTCCGACGACAAGGACTTTCACCTCGATGCCGGCACCACCTTTATGAACGCCTACAAGGCGCTGAAGCCCGACCAGATCGCCGCCATGACCAAGGATACGCAGGATCTGATGCAGACGCAAAAGCAACTAATGTCCACTCTCCAGACCTTGAAGCCCCTTATCCAGGATGGCAAGGAGATGATGAACATGTTTCAGGGATACTTTGGCTCCGGCAATCCCACCGCCTAGAAAATAGGGCCACCCAGTAAATGAATCGTATTGTCCTCGCAATTCTTGCCTTGACGATACTTGCGGTGTCCGCGGTCTTCTTCTTTGTCCAGCGCGTGGAAGGATTTGAAGATCGTAACAAACTCGTCGACAATGCCCTTGTCAGCCTTATGGGCAATCTGAAACGCATCAGCGGATACCTTGTCAATCCTGTCACGTGGTCGGAACGCATTGACCTGATGTATCTGACTCCCACGGAATTGGCCCGTCGCCATATTAATTCACAGGCCAACGTAGAGTAATGGGTCGTCGTGGATACAAAATGTTTGGCGGTGCTCTTGTCTGCCCCCCTGGATTCTTTTGTATGGACACCGGCACTGTGCTTCTGATTGCGTTAGCGGTTGTCTCGATTGCTGCCGTCGTCGTCTTGATTCTCAAATACAATGGATTGTTGGCTCCTGTGGGGGCTGCTGCTGCCGCCGCCGCAAAACCGACGGTCGTCGTTGTGCGCAGTGAAAGCGGGCGACAGCCTCCCGTTGTCATGAATGCCGATCCCCGCTTTTCGCCGTTGCCTCCCGAACAATCATATGCGGTTCCTCCCGATCTTCGTGGATACGCCACGCGTCCGCTGGCCGCCGGCCTCGGTCCTCTTCTTCCCGTCAATACCCAGACACGCGGGATCCCTGACGCCTTCCAACAGGTCGGCGTCCTTACCGCACCCGGTGGCACGTCGACGTCAGGGTCTCCCACACGCACCATCCTACCCCTGTTTGGACGCACCATCGATTCCAATCGCAACCGATGGAACTATTACACTCGCACCGACGGAATGAACCCCGTCCAAGTCCCCGTCCAGTTCAAGCGACGCAATTGCGACGATGACAACGGATGCGACGAAATCTCTGACGGTGATTCTATCGGTGTTCCTGTGATGGGCCAGTCCTTTACGGCCAATGTGTATCGCTACTCCACTCCTCGCTACCTTCCGATGTAAATGGACGTTCGTTCTATTTGAAATGGCTACAGTGTAGTTATTTCAAATTAAAAAAAATTAACCTATGCGGAGTACCGAATGACGACTAAACCGGATCCTCCTTCTCCACCCATAGTAATGATACCACCGGCGTTTGGTGGCTGAGAGGATGCGGCAGCTCCTCCTCCACCACCTTTACCTGTATTTGCTGAACCGCTTGCTCCAACGAGGTATCCAGAGGGCCTGTTTGCTCCGCCATTACCACCCGTACCATAGACCTGGGCATTTCCACTATTATAACCAGGAATTGTGTAGGAAACGCCAGTTCCGCCTGTTCCACCTGGTCCAAAAACACCAAAACCAGCGCCATTAGTTCCATTTCCTGACGCACCGCCGCCACCGCCGCCACTCGCGCCACCGCCGCCACCGCCGCCGCCGGTTGGAGTCCCACCTCCACTACCACCTTGGTTAAAAGGGGCGCCGACTAACCCCTTTCCACCACCTGCCACTACCGGTCCTCCACCAGCAGCATCGAAACTAGAACCTGTTCCATCTGTTCCATCGGTGTGGCTACCCGAAGGACTGCCTTTACCAGTTCCTCCAGCACCACCCGTCCCTACAACAATAGCATACGTTGTGCCTGGGACTACTGAATACGTGCCCGTTGCAACAGCACCTCCGCCTCCACCACCATTACCTCTTTGGTCAAACGCACCAGCACCACCACCTCCGCCCCCCACAATCCAATAGGTAATAGGACTTTGGACTCCAGCAGGTGCTGTCCATGATCCCGTTGTTGTAAATGCAGTTGTAATTGCTGGAACGGCTGGTGTCACAGAGTTAGACGCAGAAGATGGCACGGAACTTCCGGCTACATTGTTGGCTACAACTGTAAAGGTGTAAGGCGTTCCGTTGGTAAGACCTGTTATAACAAGGGGTGATGCGGTACCTAAACTCGTAATTCCACCGGGACTGGATGTGACAATGTAGGAAGTGACGGCCGATCCACCATTGTCAACAGGTGGAGTAAAGGAAACCGTAGCCTGGGTATTGCCTCCTGTAGCCGACACACCGGTGGGTGGACCAGGAACTGTCCTAGGTGTCACGGAATTAGACGCAGAGGAGGCCGCGGAATTACCAACGGCGTTTCTTGCCACTACTGTAAAGGTATAAGGCGTTCCATTGGTGAGTCCCGTTACAACAAGGGGGGATGAGGACCCCGTGGCAGTCAATCCACCGGGACTGGATGTGACAGTATACGATGTGATAGGAGACCCCCCGTTGTTTCCAGGTGCTGAAAATGTAACTGTCGCTTGTGCGTTCCCTCCCGTAGCTGAGACGCCGGTGGGGGCACCAGGAATGGTCTTTCCCCCCGGGACACTGTCAATATAGGATTGGCGTTCCTCAGGTGTTGTTTCGATCGCACCATCCCGCATACGATAATACGTAGGATATCCCATCGCACCGCCATAATTGCCACCTTCCAACACAATATGGTTTTTTATCTTATTATCAAAGATTGTTTGTTGAATGACGCGGTCCGCATAAAGAACCCGCTGCTGCCGCCGATAGGTCGTGTCGGAGGCACTGCTCATTTCTATAAAAGGATCCCCAAAAAAAATTCTACCGTTAGTCGACACTAGACTGTAAAAAACATGTTCCCGGAGAATTGGTCTCTGTGGTTTCGGTCTACATTCTTATAGAAAACCATACGGAATGGATAGGAGTATGCCGACAGACGACATGCATTGTTCGTGTGCCGAAACCCCCTTGTGGATTCCGCCCTTGTTCACGGCAGATCAACTGCCTCCGTGCCTTTCCTGTTCGCTTCGTCTGACCTCCAAGATCGCCGGACCAGGTGCCGTGTCTTCGACGCGCAACGGTCTTAGCGTCTCGGAAAACACGACAGTGAACTTGTCCGTGAATGGCGTCAACTACAACCTGGTCGAATCGTACCTGGTATTTCCAGGGGCCCACAAACTTCCCGGTCGTCAAAATCCCTGCGACGCCGAATACCTCTTGTATTTCAACAACTCACTCTACGCCCACGAAACGGGCATCGTTCTTTGCCTTCCCATTGATATCGGACCCGGACCCGGCACCGACTACTTTCAACGCCTTGACACGACGGTCCGCAACGATCGTCCGACCTTGTCGACCATCCTTCCCCCCGACGCACAATATCTGTCCTACCTCGGTGCCGATCTCAAAGGTCGCTCGAAATCGGACGCACGTCCACGTGCCTTTTGCGAACCCGTCAAACGAACGGTCTCCTACTACGTGGCGTTGACCCCCGCACGCATGGAAGCCCCCGATTATCAACGCCTACGCTCCCTCCAATCTTCCAAGGATTATGCGGGTCCCCCTGTGCCTCTTACAGATGCGCTAAAGTCCCGCATTTTGAAATTAGCCACGCTTGTTCCAGCCCTCAAGTGCGACGCAAAGACGGCGTCGAACGATCCCGGGGTGGCCACCAAGGCGCTCAAATGCTTCCGCGTCGACAAGGACAAGAACATCATCAACAACAAGGTCTATGTAGGAGATCAAGGGCCTCCAAACACGACGCTGGAAGATGAATTAGCAGGAAAGGGAGAGGCCCCAGAAGCACCCTCAGCGATTCAGCCAGGCGACGTGGAGAACGTCCTCGGAATCATCTTGGGCGTCGTCGCGGGCATCTGTGGAGCCGCGCTGATCGCCTTTTACCTTTGGAAGCGTACCTTTTCCGGCTACCTTGCACGCCTGTCTTTGCCTTCGGCACCCGGTGCGTCTGCGGCACCTGGTGAATCCTCCCTACCTTCATTGCCGTCTCTTCCTTCAGCACCCAGCGTGTCTCCTATAGCCTGGCTGGTCGCCGGTGTCGGCATCGGTGCCTTTCTCCTTGGCATCCTGATTCGAAGCGTTGTATGATTTTCTTTGGAATAGATAAGATGAAGATAAAGCAAACACAATGGCCCCTTGTGTTAGGTGCGTTGCTTCTGTTGGTGGTGATTTTGATCGTGGCACGACAAGAAACATCCCCGATTGCTGCCTTTGCTCAATGGATTAGCGCGCACGTAGAAGGATTCGCCGCCCCTATTGGCGACGTCCCCAAGTGTCCGACTGGGTTTCGGTTTTTCAACGACAAGCGAGGGGAATCCTTTTGTTGTGCGGGAACTGTGAATCCCTACACGCACGTGTGCGAGGCAAAGGACCCGCAGGCACTCTGTGCCTTTCAGCCTGGCACCGTCGATCCCCGCACAAGCAAGGGGGAGTTGCCTCTCTGTTCGGCATTGATTACGAAAACAACGGTGACGGCCCAAAAGAAACTTTGCCCCGGAGGCCTGCCCAACTATGCCAGTGCTGGCAAATGCTGTCTTCACGATACAGACCTCGACGGAGTGAATTGTACCTCGCTCGATGCGGATCCCAAGAACTACTGCGTCACAGCGGGGACGCCCCTTAAAGCGGGAGAACGCTCCTGCGACGCTCTTCGTATGGACGAATCCTCCTTTTGTCCGGCCTCCTTGAACAAAATTTCCTATACGCTCGGCGACAAGGAGGTCAAAAAATACGGTGACGCCGCCAAAGGCAAGACCATTCCTGTCTGCTTTGGCATGGAGGGATCCTGTATTCCCAACAATGTCCTGGAATTTCTTCAACCAGAGGGCGTGTACACGGGCAAACAACTCGGGGCCTGGAACTACTCGTGCGGGATGTGGGAGAAGCGAAACGTGGACCGCGACATGACGGGTCCCTCGGACGCCTCCTATCCTTGAGCGTGCTGACTTGTACCAGATGATGGAATACCGTGTATTCCGCGATCTGACTAGAATCCGTGAATGACGACCCGTTCATCGGCCTCTTCCTGGGTTAGAATCTCTTGCTCCACAAGAAAGGTAAGTACCTGTTCCCTTTGGTCGCCTTGAAGTTGAATGATGGTTCCGTACTCCTTCGTCGTTTCAATGCTTCCGTTACAATTGAACTTCTTTCGCATCGCCTTACAGATTCGCTTTACATCCAAGTCCTCGTCCAAGCCTTGGACCGTCGTAATGGATTTTTTCCCATTACGCTGTTGAATGCGAATGTTGATTTTCGTGGTAGGCCCAGCAGATGCGAAAGGATCCAGTGAAGTGGCGGTGAGGTCCATGTGTGTGTTCTAAAAGTAGATGCGTAATCTTCATTTTTTACAACCTTGTTGCCACGATCTCACGTGCTGTCTCAATCCCTTTCATCCATTCAATCTCGTCGTTCCAAATTCCATCATGAAATGGATCGCAGGTCACAATCAGTGGATCTGACGACGGGTCTTTCGTGCTGACTACAAACACAATATTTCGTTTGTGGTACCGTGTGATGAATGTCTCTCGTATCATTGGTACATCTTTTAAGGGACCACTGTATAAGGCTATAAGAGGCTTTTCGCTGGACAACAAGGAATGAAATCGTTCAATGCGACGTGCGTATTTTTCTTGGACCACTCCTACGTGGGCCTCCCATCCTGGTTGAATAGCTCGTTCTGTAATTCCGCCGATATGAGCCTCCTCATCGATTGTCAAATCTTTTTGTTCGACTGTCGGATAGTCATGAGGAAAGATGACTCCATATCCATCAACGATTTGTGTAGGTCCTGCCCACAGACGGTTGTGATATCCTTCAAAATTGTTTTGAATAATAGCACATAGTTGCTGAGCGTTGATGTTTACCCAGTCAAACGGAAGAGCGAACTGTCGGAGATTCAAATAGCGGAGTGCCGCTGCGGGGACACAGGTTGTGCCAAGAGTGATAAATTGAATATCCATGTACATGATGTTTACAAGGTTTCTTTATACCCAAATGACGCCTTCTTTTCGTCAAGGTCCGGGCCGTAGCGCTTGAATCCATTGTCACCCGTATCCTCCTCGGGTCTGTAGGTGTATCCACGTACCTCTCCGCCCGTGAAGGGGCGAGATTCATCGGTAGGATACTGGCCGTCGGCGGGAGCCGACGAATCGTCGCCGTAGGGAGCGGGCTCAAACCCCTCCGTTACCTTTTCGGGGCCAAGAGCGGGATTCGTCGGGTTGGTCTCATCGAACTCGTCATAGGAACGGGGCCCGGAAGACTCGGATGCGAAGGGAAGGGCAGTGGCGTGAGGTTGCTCCGCAATAGAGGTCTCACCATAGACGGCCTTGGCCGA